TTAATATGAAGACGACCTTGCTCTGCCCACTTGACGAGGTCAGAGTTTGAAGGCATCTCAGCACCTACTAATCTCAAGAAAGAACTGATAGTTCTGTTTCCATATCTTTCAAACTCTTTTTCATAAGTATCAGGTAGATACTGATTTAAAAAGTTGAAATCGGTTATATAATTTGTTGCCGTCGGCACCTGCTGTGCTGAAGGCTGTAGGTCAAAACCGCGACCTGTAAAACTTCCTGCCATATTTTCTAGCTTTTTTTAGTTATTTATTCTTTTTACTCTTAATAGTTAAGCCTCTACTGCTTGGCGCAGATATAGACCTAATTTGCAAACCATCCTTGCTACGAGCAACCTGCGGAGTATTACGTTCAGACATATTAATATTTTTCATCTTACGTGCTACACCTTCAGTCGCATCTGACATACCCTGCTCATAAAAGAACTTGGCAAACCTTTCAGGATTGTTTGCGATGGCTAAGGCTCGGTGATATCCATTTGCATCCTCAAGTAAACCTGACTCATTAATAAACTTCTTTATGAAGCTTGACGAATCCGAGTTTACCTTTTTCAGCTCATCGACATCTTTGGTTGGTAAAAAAGTTAGCGTCTTATCCTCACCCACTTTGAAGTCAAAACCTTTGAACTCCGGGTTGAATACCTCGTCGGTTTTTTTCAAAAACCAATCACGCCTTCTCTTTAACTCTTCCTCTTGAGTCTTAGCCTGTTCAACATATTGATTGTAAGCTTCCAAAGCTTCTCGCTGTTGGTCAGAGATTGAAGCCGTACTTGACTCAAGGGGCTCTTTGTACATCTCTTTCTGCTCTTTGAAAAACTTCTTAGCCTTTACAATAGTTTTCTTTTTAGCCAACTTAGCTTTCTTGATATCTTTCTCATCATCCAAATCTTCATCGTATGAAAAGTCATCCATCATGAACTCTACATCCTCTGCATCAGTAGCCTCGCCTGAAGCTAGTAGATACTCAGATAAAAGTTGGTTATCATCCATAGCATCAAAATCACGACTAAGTTTTACATAGTCATTCATTCCTCTGCCTGTCTTTTGCTTGTATTCGAAATAAGCTTTTACATCATCAGGTAGCTCTTCGTTAGAGCTTTGCTGCTCAAACATTTGGTCTACCGACGTAAAATCTTTTTCATACCTATTCTTAATATAGGAAAGAACGTCTTCCTCTTTTAACTCTGAGGATTGAGTTGGTTGTTCTGCTTCAGGTTCTACCTCGACAGTAGTTTCTTCGGCAACGGTTGGTGTTTCTTCAACACCATTTACTTCTTGCTCGTGCTTGTCAAGCAATTCTTTTTCTATCTCTTGAGTGGACTTTTGCTCCACCTCGCCTACGGCTCTTACTTTAATTTCCATTTAATTAGATTTTTGCAAAGTTAATAATAAAATATTGTCTAGTTTTTTAGACTATCGAGGATTGAACTCGGCAAAGTCAAACCCATCTAAACTATCCTCGTTAGATTCAAAATTCATTGGAGGTAGGTTATTCTTTCTTTGGTTGATAAGCTTAGACTGCTGAGTGTTCTGCTGACTAATTCTCTTAGACTTAGCATCCTCTCGTTGAGTCTCTCTACTCTGCAATCTATTCTCAGCCATATTGTGTAGCTGCATATTATAGTTAAACTCTTCAGCCATAAGTATCTTTTTCAACTCAGCCTCGTTCTTCATCTTCTCAATCTCAAAGGCAATCTCAGCCTGCTTAAGCTGCATCTTCCCCTGAATCTCCTGCTGCTGTTTCTGCATAGCCATTTGTGCCGCCATCTGCTGAGACTGCATCTGCTGCTGTGCCGTCATAGCTTGTTTTTGCATAGCCATCTTTTCCTCGCGCTCTTGCTTCTGCTTACGCTTTAGCTTGAGCAGTTGATTAGCGAGTTTAATATTCTTAAGCTCTCTAATATCAATAGCATCCTCAAGATTAATATCTTGTTTAGATAACGCCATTTGTATGTTTTGTTCGAGCTGCGCTTTTTCTTCTTCGTCAGGAGAAACTTCAATAAATATTCCAAAGTCATAGATGTATAGGTCTGATATGTCGTTAAGAATACTTACGTTATACTTACCTATTTTGTTTGCAAAATCATCTTTAAAATCTGCATACTCTAAAATATCTGCAACCCTGTATGTAAGAGCCTCAGAAAGACTTCGGAATATAAACAAGCTTCCATCAAGAATATGTCGTGTAGCTACGTTTGAGTTTAGCGCAGCAAGCTTCTGAAGACCCACTAATGAGTTCGGGTCGGGCACACTAGCATCCCTTGCCTCGTTAAGACCCGTAACAGTACGAATCATATTTAGATAGTGGTTGTAGTTTGCAAGAAGCATCTGAGTTTTCCCTGCACCACTGTTAGAGTTTAGCTGAGTAATAGGAACCCTAGCATTATTGAACTCGCCATCCTGAGTATACGACCTACCAATAACAGAACCTGTTTGAAAATACAGCCTCAATGCATCTTCGGGGTTATATGCCGCTCCTGTGCCTAGGTCAACCTCGTTAAGTCCATCCGCATCTATGTACACGCCATCAGGAACAACACGAGCTATAACCTGCTGTAGCTTCAGATGTGTCATCTGAATTAAATCAGCAAATGGAATCATTCTTCTTACCAAAGACTCAATGACTCCTTTATACATTCTTGGTGCAACGGCAACATAGTTAGGTAGTGCGTGCTGACTAGAAGACTTTGGACGAACCATATTGTGAGCCAACTCCCACTTTAATAGTATGTTGGTACCCATAACCATTACGCCATCATACCAAACATCAATAGTCTTTTCAATCTTTTCAAACCTTCCCTCCTCCATTGCTTCAGGTGGCGGGTTGAATTGGTCATCCTTTTCAATAACCTTACTTCCACCCGTCTCCATAATCTTTTTCTTATAGACTATCTTTTTAGTGGTTTTGTAGTTAAAGTACATTAGGGTTACCGTATCTCTATAGAAGATATCGTTCTCATAAAACTGAGCTGTATTATAGTAGTCATACCAAGACTGACTATACTTAGATATTTGCTCTAAGTCCTCTCTAGTTAAGGATGGGTCAATCTTCATACACTCAGTAATCGGAAGTGTTTTAATCTCACCCCAATAAAAACAATCTTGAAAGTGTGGGTCTTCTGTGTAGCTATAAACAATATTGGCAGGGTCCACGTAAGATACCTGCACCCCTGCCCCCGGTAGGAACTCATGTTTTGCAACCCCTATGCCTAACACAGCAAGGTCATAGTCAAAACGCTTTCTTAAATCTAGATAGTGATTCTCCTCAAGAATGGTATTAATGGCTTCCTCCTCTGCTATTTCTATCGCAGGCTTATAGTTAAGCTGCATAAATAATGAAAGCTCCTCGTCTGTGTTCGGAAGCTCTTCGGGAGAAATCGTAAATGGGTCAACTCCTGATTTATCTTGAAGATTCATCAAGAAGTCTTTGGCAACCATTTGCCCCTCAACCATATCCTGATACTTGCTTCTCTTTGCCTGAGACATTGCATCCTGAGCATACGCCTTGACCTTGAATAGCCTATCAGACATACCGTTTACCACAATGTCAACAAACTTTGGTATTACAGGAACAGGTGTCCAATCTAAGTTTAAATAGCTAAGGTCTCCATCTATAGCTAACTCATCCTTATATTTTTTTATTGATTGCTCTCCACGAGCATACAGTCTCAATCTGTGAAACTCTCTGAATTGGTCATAGTATCTACAACTGTTACCGTCTCTTCTAAACCATTCGTACTGAATCGCCTGCCCAATCTGCAGACCAAATTCATCTGTGGCTTTTTCAGCATCAGATACAAACTGACTTGGAAACCCCGCAGATGTAATATTTATCTTTACATCCTTCATCTAATTATTTGACTTGTGTTGCCACTGTTACTATACCTCGCAAATTTAATCATAATTCTTGACTCCTTTTTTTGAGGTTGGTACAGATGCTTCTGACACGCCATAATAGCTAATCCTGAGCTAATAGATGCATCATACTTTGTTCTGTTGTTTATATCAAACTTAGCCCAATCTTCTAGCGTTCTATTAAAAGCCATTGTATGCATCTCACCATCCTCCATCTTCATGCCAACGTGGTTCTCTATAAAAGATTCGATAGCTGCCGCGTGAGCCTGCTTCACATCCTCTGATGTATTCGGTATACCCCCTAACTCTCTTTCTGTCTTAGACAGCTTCGTAAACACCTTGTCGGGTCTATTCATACAATATCCCCTGTACCCTCTGTTCTTGAAATGATACAGTAGCCTTGGCTTATTGTTCTCTATAAGAATAGGCATACCATAAAAAACACAAGCCATAAGCACATCCTCAAAAAATATCTCTGCCGTCTGTGGTCGAGCCACATACTCTAAGAAGAACTCGTTGCTCGGAGCCTCCTCCATATTAAACTTAGTTAATCCGTGCAGTGCACCGTTCGAGCCTCTGCCTCCAACAGTACCACTTATATCATAGGAGTCACAACCAAACGCACCTATGTGCTCATTACCCGGATACTTTGTGTTGTTCTTTGTTATAATATTATTCTGTAGATTGGCATTAGGCACCCAAGTAATTCTAAACCTTCCACGCTTATCAGGGCTGAATATAACCTTGGTATCCTTAACACCATCCTTCCATCTAAACGAACCAACCGTTACGTATTGGTCGGATATCATAGCATCGTTATAGTCTATCTGCTGATATATCTTGGTTAGGTTAAACAACGACTGCTTACTCTCATCCCTAAAGGCGTGTGACTCTGTACGTGGAAACTGTCTGTAGTATTCGTTTAGTGCATCAGGGTCACTCTTCATTGACTCAACCTCATTCTCCCAATATTCTACAGCACCCTGATAAATCATTTCGTTGTCTATGCCTAATACCTCAGTAGGTGGTGTGTCAAGCACAGGCATACCATACCTATCAATAAAGCCTTCCATGTTCCACTCCATAGGAATAAACAAAGAGTACAGTCCGCTTTTTGTTTGACCGTTTGAGTTTCTAGTGGTAACATCAGAGTCATAGTAAAGCTTCTTGAAGTTCTCGCCACCCTTGTTAAGTGCATTGGATGTAGAGCCCATCATACACTTACCAATAATTTTACTACCTAGTCGAAGGCACGTTTTAGTTACACGCCAATTGTTAAGGATGTTATTAGGCTTCAACCACTTACCACTCTCGTCATGCACCAACAACAAAAGCTTCTCACCATCATAGCTATTATCATCTGTGTTCTTCCAATCTATAGTTGTATCAAGACCCTGTATCTGCTCCTCATCCATGTCGTACATGTTCTTCTTGGTAATCTTAGAAGCAGGAACCCTATACGCAAGCTCAGTCTTCGGCTTGTCCATACCATCCATAATAGGCTTGAAGAAGAACGGAAGTCTGCTGTTAATAGGAACAACCTTATCGGTAAACATCTTCTTTGCATCAGAACCTGTCTTTGATAG